GCTGATCCCGCGTGCGGACAGCCAGGCGAGGACCTCATCATTCCTGGCGAGGTTCCCCTGTGCCCAGGTAACAAATTTCCCGGCCTTTTCCTGCCATAAATCAGCGGGGGCGACATGCTCGTTTGGAACAAATTCCGGTTTTTTCCTCTCATCGGGACGTTCCGGGTTTATGTTTCCAAACGATGACATGCCGCCCGGCGCCGATCCCTGAGACGCGAAGGAGGGATTCCCGCGCTCAGGCAGTGGAATATTAAGATAATCACAGGCGTCAACAAAAGACATTCCCTCAAAATCACGAAGAAATTGGATGTTATCGCCGTGTTTCCCGCATTGCCGGCACCAATAACCGCCCTTATCTTCGTTTTGTTCCGGCCAGACATGAAAACGATCCTCCCCGCCGCACCCCGGACATGGACCCTGCCATTCTCCGCAATTAGTGTTGGATACTTTTTTCATCTTCACTTTTCGTGACGCCAGATCCAGGGTGTTCATGATATATCCTTGATTGCCTTCATAATCTCATAGGCAATTTTTGGAACCTCTGGAAAATTCTTCTTCAATACTTTCTGGCAAAATAAATCTATCTCCACAAATTGCACTGTTTCAATATTTGCCCATTGAGCCGCCAAGGAAAAACCGCCAATTCCTGAAAAGAGGTCGATGTGCGTTAAACTTTTCAAACCGTCTACCTGCTCCTTTTTTTCTTCTTCTCTTTCTTTTTTATAACTATTTATTTTCATTACAATATATATTATATTTATGTTTAATGGTTCCCCTTATTAAGGGATGCATGGATAGTTTACCTATATTTATACATGCGAGAAGTGTTTTTTGATTGCAGGGAATTAGAGAAGGCGTAAACTATCCACGCTTCCCCCTGAAATTTCCTCAACCAGACTATCAACCGCAATCCCTGAAACATATTCGCATGTTATGACGCATCCGGTAAAATACGAAAACCAGCGTGAGTAGATGGTTTGAAAATGACCGGCGACAATTTCCGTGATCTTCGCTTCCATCGCCTTCCCGGTTTTAGGGATGGATAGATGGTTTCCTCTGTGTTTGTTCGTGAATTCCATATTTATAAACTTTGTTGGTTAAACTCGGGTCTAAGTGTCTATCTCTCCCTGTTGATCCTGATCCTTTAGGGCGATCCCATGATAAGTGACGCAACCGTTGACTTTCGTCTTCTTGAATTTCTGTTTGAGTTGCTTTCCGAACCATGTTCCGGTCCGCTCTTTTTCGCCGATGTTGTCGTGATACCAGGTGACATATCTCTTATAGAGAACGTTCGCTTTTTCCTTGGCGCCGTCTTCCCGGATGCAGCATTCGTCGATGAAATCGGCAAGGACATCTTCCCCGCGTCGGTATTCCTCCGTTGCCGCTGTGATCTCCAGGGGCGGATTCAATCCCTGTTGCTGATAAAGGAGGCACCCGCGCACCAGCCAGGCGAGAATGCCGGGGGCCTCGGCGCGGATCTGCTGATCGAGGTCGGTGATGGCGCGACGCTCATAGGGCTCCTGGGGATCTCGATTGACAAAGGATATTGTGAAGGGGATCAGGTGCAGGCGCTCCCAGAATGCTTTGTCATTCGCCGGGGCCTCGGGCTGTGTATTGGTCATCAAAAACAGCTTATGTGTCGGGGTGAAGCGTGTCTGAAATTTGTCGTGGGGGTTACGGCCTACCATTTCATCCTTGCCGGTCAGCCATTTGATCTTGGCGGCGCTGAACTTTTGGCCCTCATCGATCTCGGAGGCGAAGGCCATGCGGACGCCTTTTAAGGACATAATGTCCGGCGAGGGCGCGGAGCTGCTTTTAGCGTACTTCTGGGAGAGCAACATTTCGGACGGTATGGACCCGGCCATGGCTCCCATGACATGGCTGACCGTCTCGATGATCAGGCTGCGCCCGTTCCACCCGGTGGGTCCGTAGAGGACGGGGAAAACCTTTTCCTTGACCAGGCCGGTCATGGCATAGCCGAGGAGGCGCTGAAGGTAGGCGACAAGGTTTTCCTTGCCGGCGAAGATCTCCAGGAGCGTCCTCTCCCAGATTGGCGCCGGGGTGTCGATGCCCAGGAATTCAATCGGGCTGGCCAGGGAAAGGTAATCGCCTGGGCGGCCCGGCTTCAGGCGGCCCGTCTCCAGATCAATGACCCCGTTGGCGCAAGGAAAGAGCATCGGGCGGTTATCGAATTCCTCGCCGGTGATGGCGATGGGGTTCTCCGTGGTGTGGGCGAATTCCAGACAGTTGCCGCGCCGGCGGGTGCTCCGGAGGTGACTTGCTCTTTTTAGGAGGGCATCCTTTTTGTCTTTGAGTTTCACGGCTACATCCGATTTCGCACTTTCCCCTGCAGCCAGGATCGTCGTCAATTCATCCGACACGCGCTTGAATTCGGCCAGGTAGTGCTCGACGACCTGCTCCACGGCGGCCAGGGAGCAACCCATGGTGTCACGCTGCCAGCAGTGCCCGGCCCACTTGAACCATTCCATGGTGTTCTTGCAGTAAAGGAATTGATCCCTGAACAGGGTGGCATAAAAAACGCCGTCGCCCAGCTCGTTGGCGAAGAGACATTCGTTGATGAACTTTCTTGTAATCTCCGGCTTGCCGTTCCCCGGCGGTCCACCCGCCTGAGCCGCTTCTTGCTCCACCCGTTCCTGCACTTGTTTGCGGATGTCGTCCGTGGTTTCGTCAGTCATTCGCTGCCCCTGGCTCCGATGTCAAAATATATTAGCATAATGTGCATAGTCCCAAAGTCTCATGAAATTTATAATTCACCCGGACCCGAAATCTGGGACCTTGGCAGCCGTATAGAATCCATCTCGCCGGAAGGACCCGCGAGGTCGGAAAGCCAGTAGATACTTGATATGATTATTGAATAATGGGGTGCGGGGTTTGAGAGGAAAACGCCCCTCGCTTGGAGTTATGGCGAAGAAAACAATCAGTGAAATAAATAAAGAGAAAAAGGATGAAGAATCATACGGGGGATGATGCGATCGTCGATTATAGGGCATCCTCGTAAGCCGATTATAGTTAATGATATTGGTCACTTATAATTATCCTCTTGAGATGATGCAGATGATGGGGTTTTTGTCTGATCTTGAGATGATTTCTTATCGTTTTGGAATACCAGGCGGCGGAGGCTCTTAACCACAGCGTCCTTATATGCCGGCAGGCAATGGCCAACCAGGTCGTCAGGGGTGCCCTCGCGGGTGACGATCTTGAAGCGGATCGCCGCTACGTTGCGTCCCCGGGCATCTTTTGTGAAACCGTCGTCATAGATACCTATTATTTGAGACATCATTCTCCCTTCCTGGGACTTGCCCAATGATTATTTGGTAAGGCGCCATTCCAATTCGTGCTGAAAAATGGGAGCGAATTTCTCATTTACAAACGTGGTTATTCTCGGCATGAATAGCCTTGATCCAAAGAGACCGCCTATGCCAGGCCCAAGTAGCTGTTTAAGTGGCAAGCGTTTATCGCTGGTGCGCTGCATGACCGCTATATGCCCCGACTTCAAGATCGTAAGGAAGGGTTTAGGTTCGCCCTTGATTTCCTTGCGGTTGCCTCTCCTGATCTCCGCCGTTACTGTGCCGCCACGCTTCAGGCCGCCTGATGCCTGGGCCTTCCTGGTATATCGAAAGCCTTTCTTCTTGCTGACCTGTACGCCTGATTGACGAGGCCCGAAGTATGACAGGGCCATGCCCAGACCGCGCCCTTCGATGATGGCTTGCAGGTTAGCGCAGCTCCGGGCTGATACTTTAAGGAATTGATTGACCCTGCCGGCTTGGACATTAAACTCCGAACGGATCTCCTTGGAGGCAAAGGTTTTTGTCTGTGCCGCCGTTTTGTTGATGGCGCTGCTCGCCGCGGCTACGACCTTATTGGGGTCGAACATTTCGAGGGCTTCCTTGATACCGTTTATCTTGATCGATACATCGTGCATGATCATGCCTCCGTTAATTACGCATTGTCTCCGTGGCCAGCCGATACTCTACCAGGGTTCCACGGTGATTCATGGACCTGGTCTTTACCGTGACGCCGGTGCCGGCCAGGGCGCGGCGGATCTGGGCGATCTTCTTATTGTAGCCCAGAATGGCCAACTCCTTGACGATCTCGATATTGTAGATCGGTCCGTAGGTTAGGCGCTCATAAAGACGGTGCGCCTGGGTGCCCCATTGAAACGGATTCTTTGGCGTCATCTGCTTTACCTCCTTGATGCCCTTAACGAGGCGCCCCGCTGCGGTCGTCACAGTAGGCGTCGGTGAAGCCGCGTTCACGGCATGTCCGTTCCCATTCATCAAGGCTGGAGAAATCGTCGTCCCCGTCGCCGGTGTTGTCGCCGAGGGAACACATAAGGATGGCGTAGCCGGCAATGTCCCGCCAGGGGTTCTCCCCGAAGGCGTCCTTGTGGGTAGCGATGCGCTTTATTTTGTCCCAGGTCCTCACGATGGCCAGCATGTTCTCGTATTGATCCACCGGCACGCCATGGGGATACAGAAGAAGCAGGAAATCACGGCATTCCCGGAACGAATCCCCGTAAGCCTCGTTTTTCGCGTCCACCAGGGCGCCGATGCTCGTGGCGATCCGCTTATATTTCTCGCCATGATAAGCAACTTTATCGTCCATGGGCCTGCTCCTTCCATGTCCGACTCACATGAGCGGCCTCCTCCCTGCCCTGATATTTCGGCATTTGCATTTGCAGAATCCACAAGACCTGTTGTTCGGGTGTCCTCCTAAGCCGCTTTGCTTCCGCAAGGATATATTCATATACTTCCAGATCAATATCCTCGTTGAAAAGGAGGGTCATCAACGCTTGGGAGCCGGGGCCGTGTGCTTCCATATCAACAGCGGGAAATGCTTTCTGCGGGAACTTTCCTAACTTTGTTATGGGTTGATGCGTAACGGCATGGAAATTATCTCCTTTGGCAATGACATCAGCATGAATTATATCGGCAGTCGGCGCCGGCGCATTTGAAGTTTCTTTGATCATCTTATTATGACCGGCATGGTTGACGACACACCTATTATTTGGATCGCATAATCTGTCCTTCGCCTTAGCCAGGGCCTTTTCCCGTTCATCTCCCGTCAAGCCTTTTTGGGCCTCATGACAAATCGAACAATGACCGGCGGCATTGTAAATGCCCATGTGAGGCCTATTGCAGTTGGTGCAGGTTCCTTTCTTCAAAGTTTCCTCCTTCCCGTCTTGCTGCGCTGCTTTCTGTATAAATTTTCCGTTCGGCTCCCGGTTGCCGCACTTCATACACGCCCAGCCATGGTCGCCGGGCAGGCCTGGAATATAATCCTGGTAGATCATCCCGCTTTTGCAATTTCCGCATATAATGCCGTTCATTGTTGCCTTCTCACCATTTGCGCTCTTCCGGGGAGACGGATTCGCGAAATCCGTCTCCCCGGTTTTCCCGCCCGGCGTCTCAGTTCGGAACAGGCGGGGGGACTGCCGGCTAATATACGGGTCCGGGCCAGGGGAGGAGGTAGATAGCCCCGGCCCGGCGGATAAAGTCCTCTACCGAATCCAGGCGGCCATCAATGCCGGAAGGATTATTATAATTACCGCCGCCGCAACTGCCGCCCAGGCCAGGATGCGCGACCATATATCAGCTTCGTCCATAATGCGGTCCATGCGTTTTTCCGTGATGCCGTCGCCAATCTGCTTCTCCAGTTCCTTCCTCATTTTCCATATGAGTTCGTAATTTGTTGTCAGCATCGATGACCTCCATTTAATCACTAATGGCCCCCGAACATTGCGGGACGGGGGCCATCGGCATACTACTGGTTTCCGTTGACCGCTTCTTCGTTTGTTTTCCGGGAAGAATAGACCGGGACTTTGCGGAGCGCGGGCGTAGGCCGGAATCCGACCCGGAGGGGTTCTTGCCGCCGGTCATGGAAACCGGGACCATCCGCGCCTTGAAGCGCCCGGAAGGGTCCGTCATGCTCTTGTTGCTCCTGTTTGTCTTGGTCCAGCCTGCTGGCATCGCCGCCCAAGGTTTGGTACGTTTGAAATGTTCGATCAGAACGCTGTTGTTGCCCGTGCTGAGGTATTCGGCCACAGCCTCCTCGTAGGTGGGGCCCGGGATCGGCTCCATCATGCCATGGGCGATGAGGATAAGGCTGACCTTGTTCATCGCCTCTTTAAGACTATAATCTGTGTTGTAAGATGAAATACACGACAGCAAGTGTTGTGTCAAGAGAAAATATTTACTGCAATGAAAAAAATTGATTTGTCTTTAAATTACGATGAGATAAAAAAGCGAATTGAGCTTGACAAAGAAAAACACAAGGTAGGCGAATGGGCTAAACACACGGGCGCCAACAGTGCGTCAATCAGCAATATACATGGCAAAAAAACTAAAACCAACCCATCACTGGAACATATTGTCGCCGTCTCGAATTTCACCGGGAAACCCACCGAATGGTACCCCCACGGCCGCTGGCCCGCACCGCCACCGGCGAATATAAGCCTGGCTGCGGAAGAACTTAACCCGTACAAGAATAACCTGGGGGATTTTCTGTGCGGATGCAGAAAAAGAACCACAGACGCACGCAAAGATATCAAGGAGGTTCTGGAATCCGATAATGATAGTGTAGCTGATGCCTTGTTATCTAACATCAAGGTATTTAAGCACGCCGTCAAACAAGATCAGCGTATCACAGAATTAGAGAATAAAATTAAATACATAGTTGGTGAATCGTCAAAAATGCAGAGTGGCGCTTCCTGAGAGGTAGGCCCGTAAAATTGGTGAAAGAAAATAACCTGATTGTATTATATTAATAAAGCGGTTGAATTCAAATACAATATATGGATAACGTCAAAGAAATTATGAGAAATCTCGATCAGGCAATTTCGGAAAGAATGGGCAAACAATTCAGGATCTTCTGAATAAATTAAAAACCGATTTAGAAAGCCAACAAAAATAGAGAGCCCATGGCCGTGATAACCAAATGCCGCTCCTGCCGCGCTATTGTCAAAGATCCGGCAATGCCTTGCCCGGCCTGCGGATCTGTCGATAAAACATTTTTTGTCCGGTATTATCCGGAGGGGCGCAACGGAAAACGGTCCTGGTATCCCCTGGAAGATACGATCACAACGATTGATCAGGCCAGGGGCTTTGACGAGGCATTGCGGGCGGCGGCCCTGGAAGGACGGAAGCCGGGATCTGTCCGGGATAGTCTCACGGCTTCGACCATCGAGGACCTGACGCCGGACTATCTGGAATGGGTCCGGCTCCATCGAACCAAACAGACCTACCGGGAACGGGAATATACGATGCGCTATATAAACGCGATCATCGGCAACGTCCCGGTCCTGGCCTTCAACGATCATCATATTTCGCTTTACCAGAAGTCCCGGAACGCCCAGGGCGTCAGCAACAAGACGATCAACAAGGAGCTTTATTACGTCCTGGGGTTTCTCAGGTGGGCGCGGGATGAAAAAGGCCTGGACGTCCGGGCCGTCAAGATGAAGAAGCTCCCCTACGCCCGGCCCATTCCTTTGGTGTTATCGCCCGGCGAGGTCGCCCGGATCTTGGAAGCGGCGCCGCCGTTTTACCGGGCCTTCTTCCTGGCGCTCTATTCCCTGGGATTACGATTTACCGAGGCGAGGACGCTGCGCTGGTCGGACATCGACTTTGAGAATAACAGCGTCCGGTGCATCCAGAAGGGTGGGGCCTGGAAGATATTGCCCCTGTCCGGTTCGCTGAAAGCCGCCCTGAAAGTGTTGGAAGGGCGGAACGAGTCTGACTATGTCTTTTATTCGCAGAGGTCAAAGGGGCCGATTGTGAACGTCAGGAAGGCAATAAAGAACGCCTGCGTGGCGGCGAAGATCGCGAAGCATGTCAGCCCCCACCTGTTCCGCCACTCTGTAGCAACACATTTGATGGGCGGGGGGCCAATCTGCGGATCGTCCAACAGATGTTAGGTCATGCCGACATCGAAACAACCCAATGGTACACCCATGTAGCCCTGGATCACCTGCGAGAGGCGGGGGATATGATAGAGGCGGGGATGGCTAAAAATGGGTCTGTGGCTACGGGTCAAAAGCAATAAAAACAAGGATTTAAATGCGTCTGTGGCTACACCTAAAAGTGGAAATACTGAATAATATCAATGAAGATCTTTTAACTCCGGAACCAAAGGCCCTGGGTTCGAGTCCCAGATCGCCCACCAAAATCAAGGGGTTACGAGAGTAACCCTTTTTTACTGTGGCGACGAGTGGCGACGCTTTTCAATATATCTCTTGACAGGATCCTCAGGATTATCTCCCGCAATCTCCAGGTATCTGCATGTTTTGCGTGTCCCAACCAGGACATGACGCTGGGCCGGATTTCCGCCAAGGTTATCTGCCCGCTCTGGTGCAAACGCCTAAACTTCCTGAATCTTCGCTTTGTCCGCTTTATATTTCCTTTGCGCATCAACCGGAAATCCGGCCAGATTCGATAACCCAGGAAATCGACCGAGCGGAGGCCGACCGGAAAGATTTGCGTTTTGCTGTTAAGTTTCAAGCGCAGGACGTTATCGAGAAAACCCTCGATTTCCGCCAGCACCCAGCTAAGAATTCGCTTATCACCGTGAAAGACCACAAAATCATCCATATAACGAATATAATATCTGACGCCCAGGTCTTGCTTGACGAAGTGGTCCAGTTCGTTCAAATATACGTTCGCCCATAACTGCGATGTCAGGTTGCCGATGGGAAGCGCCGTATCCGCTCCATTGCTGTCAATGATTTTATCGATGAGGTCCAAGGTATCGAGGCACGCGATCTTTTTGCGGACGATCTTCTTTAAAGCCTCATGATCGATGGAGGGAAAGAATTTCTTTATGTCACCCTTCAGGCAATAGACACGGCCCCACCTGGTACGGGCGGCGCGAAGGAAGCGGACAGTCCGTAACACGCCGGAAAGGACACCTTGGCCACGGCGACAAGCATGGGAATCGTGGATCATGCCGCGCTCAAAGATGGGCTCGATGATATTGCAGAGGGCGTGGTGGACGACGCGATCGCGGAAAGGCAGCGCGGCGATCAGGCGCTCTTTCGGTTCGTACACCGTGAAATATTTATAGGGTCCGGAGCGGTAAGACTTCCAGATCAAATGATTCTGGATGTCGATGATGTTGTCTTCGAGGTGGGCGCTGAATTCGAGAACATCCCACTTGTATCGCTTATTTTTGCGGGCTTTGTGGTAGGCATGGTGGATATTGTCGAAATCGTAAATGAGCGGGTAGAGGTTCTTGTAGGTTTTTGCCATGCGTAGTGGTGTCCCTTTCGTGAAAATGCGCCCCGTTCGTTGCCTACCAGGGGCGCATCCCGTTTTTTAGTTTTCACCTTTAAAAATATGGTGAGGGTCATGGTTCCAAAGATTTACGCACTGCGCCCGGGGACCTGACCCTGGGCTTCGGGCTGATGGTGTCTTTATCTTTGCGGCGCGGAAACCGATGTTGTAGTTCGAGTTCGACGGCGCGTTGTTCAAGTTGAGATAGAAAACGCCAGCGTTCTCCCCGTTGTTGAAGTTGCCACCACGTAAGGCCGCACGAATCAACCATGCCCCTGTTTTGAGGGCTGCGATTTCTTGATCCACCCGCCGAGGATCTTGCCTATTTCGTCAATCATCATCGCGTGATTCTCGTATTTTTTGATCGACATAAATTTTAGATCTTTGGCCAAGCGGATCAATAGCCGCAACTTCTCAATTTCTAAATCAATTTCAAAGAGTATGGGCAGCTTGTTTCTTGATTTGTTCGCATGGACGATGAGTTTGCTCACATCGATCATGCTGTTCTGGATCTGCTGCCCGATTATAAACCGCTGAGACTGCGGAAACCTGTTGATGATGGGGACGGAATAAAGGATAAGATCGTACATCTTTTGATAAATGACCAGGTTATCCATCCCCATCCTTTAATTTTCACCTCCTTTCGTAAAACAGATATACAGATTACAAAAAACAGATTTTCATAAAGCCTTTGCGGCGCGGAAACCGATGAAGTAGTTCGAGTCCGACGGCGCGCTGTCCAAGCGGAGACAGAAAACGCCAGCGTACACCCCGAGGTAGAAGACGCCACCACGTAAGGCCGCACGAAGGGCAGTTTTGGAATGATAATAATAGTCATTCCCGTATGCTGCCGCGCCTGTCCCGTCAGAGGTCGCCGGGAGGGCCAGGGCATTGAGGTCGGCATCGCTGTCCCGGAGCGTGAGGATCTTGTTTCCGGATGTCATGCCGGCGGTAATATCCAGCGTGATTGTTTTATTTATCCAGAACGTCGCCGTGCCGTTGGAGGGGCTTCCGGAGAGGGTCAGGGTTGTGGGCGTGTTGGCAGTGATAGTGTAGGAGGCGCCCGCCCCCGCTGACGCCTCGGCGATATAGGCTTGACAGGACGACAGCGTGCCGTTGGCGTATGCTTTCGTCGCCGCCGCTACCTGCAATTCCTCGTCGTTCTGGAATGCGCCGGTTATCCCAATCAAACCCAGCGTGCCGTATGTTCCGGAATCGTTGTCGGAAAACACGATGCCGGATGCTCCGGAGGTCAATCCTGTCACCGTATCGCCCAGGGCAAAATTCCCGGTCTGTCCATCATAGCCCAGGTATTGTGCCGAGAATTCTCCCACCTCCGTGCCGTTGGCGGCAGCTACACCCGTAACCAATCGCACTGTCCCGCCGGATGTCCAGGCATTTGAGAACGTGGAGCCCTGAAGATCAAAATTGTTGGCGTCGATAACCGTGATTGTCCACGAGGGATTGCCGTCGGTGTTGTTGGCCTCCGTTGTCCCGCCGACGGCGATTATGGAAACCTTGTTGTTGGTCGAATAACCGTGGGTATTGCAGGTTATGCGGATCAGCCCTGATCCGTTATTGGCGGCGCCGGCCACGTTTTTGCTGGATAATGAGGTGGATGAAGAGGCGATGATTTCATTGTCGGAGAAGGCCGCGCTGGTGGTGCGCCGGATCTCCAGGATGCCCGTTGTTCCCAGGTCAATGACTTTGGTGATCACGCCCGCCGCTCCGGAGGTGAGACCTTGCAAATTATGGCCGACGGTAAATCCCGCCTCCTCGGCGTCGTATTTCAAAATAGTCTTCCATTTCTTCATCCAGTTGACGCCGGCGCCGTCACAGGTGAGGGTATTCGTGCCGCTGATTGTGCCGCGCCCGAAGGGGCTGCCCTCATAGGACAGATCTAAATTGGCGCTGATCTGGGGATAGCCGTCCGTCGTCATGAGCATGCAAACCCATTGAGCTACCAAGCCCTGTAGATCGAAAACGCCTGATCCCAGGTGATTATGAGCCCAGGTATTCGGCCCCGTGCCGGGGAGCGCCCGATTGTAGGATGCGGTTTCGGCCTTCAGGTGGCGGTCCGTGCGCGCCTTCTCGGTGGTATAGGTTGCATCGGACGGTGGATCGACATTGGCGTTTCCGCCATGAGGCTGGGTGGACTGTTTTTTGGCCAGAAACGCCAGGGACGCCCACTCGAAATCGGTCAGCAGATGCCAGCCCTTGCCCTTATTGGCGCAGGCGATCATAGCCTGGGGAAATGTTATATAGTCCCAGACCGGAACGCCGGGCTTGCTGATGCCGGGAACGCTGCCGGCGTTGCCGCTGTGGGCCACATCATACCAGGCGGACCCCTGCTCGTTGATGGCGGACGGCTGGGAACAGATAAATTTGTCCACAATAAACCCGCCAAACAGGATGGATGTCAATCCCGTATCGACGCCGTAAAATCGCGGGACGACGACGCTGTGATTTTTAAATGATTTTTTGTATCCGCTCGGCATGGTTACACCTCACCTTCCTTATTCTCAGGTTGGAGCGTCAAATCCGGCCCCACCCGCAAAGTCTGAAAATCGTCAATGGTCAATCCCGCCGTATAGGCCAGGGAGCCGTCCTCCTGAATCGTTATCCCGAGGGAAGCAGCCTGATTTGTCAAGACGGAGTCATCGTCGCACTGCATATTGCAAACGACGCCCCAGGTGCGCAGATCCGCATCGCCGCCGTGACCGGCATAGCCGCCTGTTATTCGCGGGTTAAGCCCTGCCGTTTCCAGGGCAGCAACCAATGCCTCGAATTTTTCAATCGCGCCGGGCAACATCCCCGTAAATTCGCTTCTCATATGATTTCTCCTTTCATGTCGATCATGTCGATTATATTCTCCGGGCCAGCATCGTCCATGTTCCCGACGCCAGGTCTATTGTTCCTCCTGTTTCGTTTTGCAAGCGAGCCTTGGCGGTGTCTGTTGCGCTTACCCAGGCGTTCAGGGTGATCCCCTGGAGGTCATAGGGGGCCACGCAGTCTATGGCAAATTGCCCCAAAACTAAACCGCCGTAGGCGATCGCTGCGGACGTCTCCCCGACGCCGTCGCCCAGGGAACCCGGGTCCCAGGTAAATGTGACCGGCGGTAAATAGACCAGATCTTCGACTGCATTTTCCACGTCGAGGGTGCGCTCATCCTGACGGGCCGCCAGATTGCCGGCGGGAGTGACCGCCCGGGCGGTGTCGGTCCCGGTAGTGGCCTCCGCCGTAGTAGCCAACTCAACCTTTCCCGGCGCTGAATCCGTGGCAGCGGAAACCCACCCGTCCACCTTGCCGCTGCCGTCGGCAATGACGATCTTCGAGGCTGTAGGGGTCGCCGTGGCATTGGCCGGGTCCTGGACCACTTTAGATGATCCGTCCAGAGACGCCAAACCGGATGCCGCCGCCTTGCCGAGGATGGTCAATGTTTCCGCGAGGGTCTTTTTGACAAACGTGCCTACTCCCGAGGCCACCAGGAAATCATTGGCCGCCGTCGCCAGAGAATGGGCAATGCCGCCCAGGTTAGCCAGGGCTGTAGCGGCGACTACATCCGACAAATTGGAGGATTTGGCGCACTTGGTATCGGCATATGTTTTGGTCGCTTTTTGAGTTGCGATTTTAACATCGCTGTTGGCCGTTAGCGTCCCGTCGGTATCGAGGTAAGAGGCCGGGACTTTCGTGTCGGCATATGTTTTTGCGGCGGCCTGAGTTGGAACGGCATAATCACTATTTCCCGCCAGCGTGCCGTCCGTATCTACGTTGATAAGATCATCGATGATGTTCTCGCAGGTATTGTCCGCCGCCATTTTGGTGTCGGCGTACGTTTTAACCGCCTTCTGGGAGGGAATGCGAGTATCGCTGTTTCCTGCTAACGTGCCGTCCGTATCCATCTTGGCGGTGATATTGGCCGGAGTTACGGCCCGCACCGTATCCGTGCCGGTAATCGTTTCCGCGTCCGTGGCTAGTTCGACAATGCCGGATTTGGTGGCGCTTGCCGCCGCCACGTCGGCCTCCTGTTCGATCCAGACGCCGGCGGAACTGTAATCATCCGGGCGAACCTTGTAGGGGTGGCTGGCAGTATCTTCCGCGTCAGTCGCCGCTGCCGAAAACTTGAAATACAGCATTTTGTTAGTGGATAGTGCCACTTGCGCCCGATCGCCGTCGGTCAGGGCTGCAACATGATATGAATCCAGGGCGCGGGTTGCGCCGCCGGTCAGGGCCGTGCAGTTATAGGTTGTCAATACGGCCATATTGTTTCCTCCTTTCTCCGGTTTTTTATCTACGTTTTCGCTGCCGCGATAGTTACGCTAAGCCGAATATCCCCAGACATCGATCGGGGCTGCCGCTGCGTCTCCCCAAACATCGGCGTCGCCGAAATCGTCTTCGATGGCTGCCAGGCGGGCCGAGGCCAAGGTGATTTGCGTCTGCCAATACCCGCCGCCGCCGTGGATCAGCTCAAATTTCGGGATCTCCGCATAGCGGACCAGATGCCAAACCAATGTCCAGGGGTGCCGCCAGTAAAATGTTTCCGCGACGTCCACCTCGTCGGCATGAGCTTCCAGCAGTGCCTTGTCGTAACCGTCGATCAGGGGATATGACAGGCCGAAGGTCGTCCGGGCCATCGTAAAGCGTTTTCGCCCGTGGACATAGCCGTATTCGCTCTTGGTGGTCAGGCCGGTCTTCTCCCGCTGTTCCGATAATGGATAAGCCGGATTTATTGTCAGTGACGGAAAATTAGCTGCGCTCATATCGCCGTACCTCCGCTGTCATAGCCGCTATGATAATAAACCGTGTCGTCGTATTCCAGGGCGGACAAGTTGAACAGGCAATCCACGTCCCGGGCAATGTTAGTCACCCGGTATTTGTGGACTTCCCCCGTCGCCCGGACGATGACGAAGACATCTTCTTGCGCCTTGCCGGCCAGATCCGCGGACAGGTTGAACGTATCCGTGGCGGTGTCCCAAGGGCCGGTGATGGTCCGCGATTCCAGACTGTCGTCGGCGAGGCGGACCCAGATCGTGCAATTGCCGCTGTATGTCGCCGTGTCCAGGGTTATGGCCTGATCCAGGACGATCACGTTGGCGGCGATGCCGGTCTGGTCTCCCAGCCGCCCGCCGAAAGTCAGGTCGTTTCCCTCGTCCTGGGCGACGATCATGTCGCCGGGGAGACAGGCGATGGCGTCCACATCGGCCCCCCAGATCCGCGTACGGTTCAGGCGGTCGGAGATCTGCATCCGCAGGAGGCCGTAGCGCCGGGCCTCGTCCTCGTCGGTGCAGCCCCAGAGGAAAATGCTTTCCGTCGTGGGTACGCGGGTCAGGCTGTCATAGCCGGCTGATTTGATGGGGACCTTGTCGCGCCGATAATCGTAAGCGGCGTTTAGGTATTCGATGTAATACATGTCCGGACGGTTGGTGCGGGGGAGGAATTCCGTCGTGGCCGATCCTTCAAGGATGTTGCCGGGGCCGAAGATCTGCTCCGGCGTCGAAACCGGGGCTTCGATGGCCACCCGGATCGCCTGCCCGGCCTGGATGATCTGCGCCCGCCCGTGCTGGCATATTTTGTTTAGGGCGGCGGCCAGGGACATCTGGGAATCCAGGATCCCGTTCATGGTGATTCTGGTCGCGCCGTCCACCGTCCCGTCGCACCAGTCCGCCCAGGCGGACCAGGAGGCGTAATCGAGGCGGCTGGGGGATATCTTGTAGCCGTAACGCTCATTGGTCAGCAGGTCGTAAGCGGCCCACGCCGGATTGGTCGAGGCGACGGACATACTTCCCGCATCCACAAATGCGCTGCCCGAAATCGCTCCTCTGACACTGATTATTCCGCGATCCCAGATGGAGGTCACGGTCGGAGGTTTATTGTTCAGACGCTCCGACCCATCGATGATCAGACCCAGCAGGGCGATATGAGGGTATGCGAGGGGTTCGTCCAATATCTCATCCAGGCCTGTCCAGTATAGATCGGACATCTTGAGCGTGGACGACTCTTCGGGGCTGATCCTGGCCAGGCGGACCTCGTATCGGCCGCGCGCCAGGCCGGTGATCGGGTACTGACGCCTGACAGGCTCCCGCTGATGAGCCGTGACCGTATAGTCATCCAGGTGCGTCCACGCACCGCCGCCGACCGCTCGATAATAAATCCCGAATTCACAGGAGTGATCGATCAGCTCCGAGCTGCTGTTGATTTCGTACAGCCCCCTGGGAAATTCGACTAGGACCGTGATTTCGTCGCACTCGCCTCGGGTCGCAACCACAAAATCGTAGTCATCGGTGTACGCCGCCGCCGGAGGGGTAAAGTCGAGCGGATAATAGAGGCCACCCCGTTCTGAGCCCGGTTTGTGAAAATAGTAGTTCTGAATGATCCTGCACTCATCGATGTTACCCTTGCATGGATGCCACCCGGTATCGACGTATGCATGCCCGATCCGCAGGCCGCTCGTGACGGCGGGAAGGGCAACATCCGTGATTTTGTATCCTGCTTGCTGGCCATCCGCCCAAATGCCCCAGTATTTGCCCCAACGGTTGATTTCGATGTGATGGAACTCTCCATCCGTGAAATCGATGCCGTATGTGGTCTTGAGCGGATTGGTATTGAATGACCAGGATCCCAACACGTTGAAACCGATTATGTCGTTGTCTTTATCATAGAAGAGGCACCAGCCTGTCGTTGTGCTACAATACGACAACAATCCATAATATCGCGTCCCGGACACCAGTGACGGCAACCATTGCAGACTGAAACATAAATCTCTCGAATACATGTCGAAATCACTGGAGGCCAGATATAGCTGCGCGCTGGCCGTACCATCGAAGGCGGCCGACCCCGCCCCAAATTTTTTGTTCGTTGTGTCCAGCGTCACGCCGCCGCTATTGGTCAGCGTACGGGCAAATGGCGACGAATCAGTCACCACGTCGCTATCGAAGTGCAGAGACAACAACGTGCGCGTCTCAACCTTGATGGACAGATCCCTGTATTGATGGAGCTTGTCGAATCCGGCGATCACCGTCTGGTCGCTGGTCCCGCTGCGTGCATCGTACTGATAGGCGTCATACGTGGCGAGCTTGTCGTCTCCGATATAGATCTCGTCGGCGGATGCGGGAGGCGTGGCTTCACCCTCACAAATGGCGATCAGCATATAGAGCGCCTGATTGTCGGTATTGTCATTGGTCTCCAGATAATAGCCGACGATCTGGCCGCCACAGCGCATCTTGCCGTACAGGATGGGGATGGCCAGCTCCGGAGACCAGGAGTTTTGCGGTCCGGCCCAGCCGTAGGTAGTGGTCCCGCCCATTGACCCGGCCCCCGATGCGGATAGACCGGAGATGGACGGCATATTGGCGGCGACATCCACCGGGGGCAGCAGGGCGTTGATCATCATCGACCCGGCAACCATGACCGCCGTGCCGACGGCGGCGGAAACGAACAGGCCCATCGCCGTGAGCGATGTGATTGTTGCCGTGGCCGTCATGGTCGTTGAAAACAGGCCCATCGCCATTGCCGCCGCCCCGCCGGTATAAACGGCCAGGGCCGCCACGGCGATCATGGCCAGGGGGCGGATTATATCTCCGATGCCGCCTCCGCCGGCCAGGCGGGGCACGAGCAGCAGATGGTCTCCGGCGGCAACCGGAGACAACCAGTCCGGATCCAGGCGCCGGTTGTGCATGACGATGCAGGCGCGGCGGGATATGCCGGGGAAATGGGCATGGATGACATCCGCGATGACGGCCCCTGGGGAAAGAGGAACAGGCAGCGATTTCCAGCCGACAGGGAGGCAAAAGGGATTATATGATGCGGGGATGCGGTCCGCCGGGAGGGAGGTCAGACTAATATCTGACGCCGGGGCGGACTCTTTTGTGTCCGGAGTAATGTCCACCGCCGGGCCGGCGTATTTATAATAACCCCTGATCCTCTTTCTCCAGGCCGGCGAGGACAGGCGATCAATGGTGACGCCGCCGGTGGCGGCGCGGGCATGGATGAACCGATCCGCATCAATGACGACGCCGACATGGGAGATGAGACCCGGATACGGATAGGCGATGGCGACCAGGCAGCCCGGTATCGGGGACGGGATCTCCACCCAATCCGGGCGGGCGGTAGTCGCGGCGGCGTCAATGGCGGCGGGGGTGTGTTCCGGGCCGGGCAGACCGTAATCGGGCAGCTCGACGCCGTAGCGGCGCATGACCTCCATGACCAGGCCATAGCAGTCATAGCCTTCCGGCCCCCGGCCGTCGTCGCGGAAAGGCTTGCCGATCAGGTCGTCGATTTTCGGCTGATTGTTATGCATCGGCCACACTCTCCGCTGTACCATTTTCAGAAAATCCGACGCCCGGGATCGAGGGAAAGCCGCCGAATCGCCCCGTATTCGATCCACCGGCCATAGCGGCGCAGGCGGCCAGTGTTTTGTTGCAGGACGTGGTCGCCCCGGCATAGCCGCATTCCGTCGATTTGAACGTCCACCGGCAATTCTGCCGGGTATAAGTAAAGCGGGGGCACCGGCGGGCCCAGAAGTTTTCCGGCTGCAACTCGATGGATACCCATTCGGCGGCGCAGGTGATCTTGCCGACGGAAAACGTCTCCTCGATGACGGCTGCCTCGTCCAGCTCGTTGGAATAGACCACCCGGATAATGACCACCGCCGCGCCCATGCCGTCCATAGACTCGATATAGCGCTGTACGGACCGGAGGACGTTGCTCACCCGAAGCGCCACAGATTGGACGGAGCCGTCGGCGCTCTGCTTGGCTTCTTCCAGGTCGAAGGGGTAGGCGATCCATGTTTCTCCGTCCCAGACGATGTCTTCGGTGTTGCGGACCAGCCGGAGGATCGTGGCGGCGAGATCGTTGAATTGTATCTCCAGGAGGACCAGCCACGCCCCATCGTCGGAGAGCTTATTCTTGGCCAGGGCGATGGCGGACGACAAGGATAGGGACATGGTCAGGACCTCATGTTGGCAAGCGTTTGACGCAACGGGGCGTAGCGTTCCGCCCCTTCGACGACTATATCGAGGACCCATTTCCGGCCGTCGAATTTCGGGGAGCCCTGTTGGCTGCCGGACAGATTCGTCCCGCTATTGTTGATCATGTTGATCTGGACATTCGGGGCAGCCGACTGGGATGATGTATCCGACAGCCGGGAGACGTCGCGGCGCGACAGAACAATTTCACCGCGCTGCAGGATGGCCGGGAATTCGTCCGACATCAGACCGCCGTGATACCGTTGCGCCCCGGCAAAGACGGCGTTGGGGACGATGCGGTAAAAGCTCGGGGCTGATTCGCCCACGACGCCGCCGGAATGGAAACCCAGGGCGGATCTGCCTATCCCAATAATCCCCGCCGACATCTGTTGGCCCATAACATTGGATATGGACCGGGCGATGGAATTCAGGAATGATGTCACATAATCACCCAATGATTTCATTCTACCCGTCATGATGTCAAAAAAGAAATCGCTGAAAGCCTGCTGCATGGCCTGGGCTGTGTTCTGGGCAACATCGTACATCTGCTGGCCGACGTCGGTCCATTGGTTTTCCAGGTTCGTCATCGCCAGACTCACCGCCCCGAAAGGATCGGTCATGGTCATTTCCCGGGTCAGGTCGGCGTAGGACTTGCGGGCGGCATTGACCTTGTCGCTTTGGGCGTACCAGGCGGATTCGTCTTTGCCTTTGTCCATCGTGGCCAGGTGCTCCTCCTCGGCATCGATCAGTTCCCGGACCAGGGCGATACGTTCGGTCAGGGTTTCCCGGTGGGCTGTACCCTCCTTCTCCAGAAGGTCCAGGGCCGCCAGACGGATGTTGATCTCCGATTCCCGGACGGTTTTATCGTAGTCGGCCTGGAGCTTTCGGGTTTGGTCCTTTTCCGCCTCATCGAGGGCGGTGAGCTTTTCAAGGTATTCCTCACGGTCCAGTATCCCGGCCTCGTGGGCTTCGAGATATGCTTTCCGCTGATCATGGGCGGCCGCGGCAACCTGGTCCTTGCGTTTTTGCAGCTCCGTCGCCTGGGCTTCCGTCACCCATTTGTCGGCCTCGGCCAGGGCTTTCTGCCCATTCTCGTATGCCTCCCGGGCGGCCAGCATCTCTTCCCGGGCCTGCTCGGCGCCGATCTGTCCTTTCATCCCCGCCGCCCAGGATGCGATGGATTCCCCCGCCGCCGTCCGCTCCATCTCCGTGGGCAGCTTGGCCGCCTTCTCCTTCAGATCCTCGACCTTCTTATCTATATCGATGATCTTCTTCTCGAATTCGCCCAGGCCGCCTTTGGCGATATCGGCTTCCATCTCCCGCTCGATCCGCGCCCATTCCTCCCGGAGCTTGTCGATTTCTCCACCGCCTTTGGCGGCGGCAATGCGTTTTTTCAGGTCATCCATGAGCCGGGCGAGATTCGCTTTGGCCTTTTCCGCGTCAGCGGCAGAGGGGCCCTTAGCGCCTCCTTCCGACGTCCCGGTGATATTAGCCGCACCCTTGAAAATCAGTTCTTCGGCGGCGCCGTACAGGTCCTTTGCCGTAGCCTCATGCTCGGCGGCAATCCGCAAGTCCTTGTCTTTCACCGGGCCGGGGCTCATAAAACGGGTGGACATCCGCCCCGCCGCCGCGACGAGAGACATGACCGCCCCGGCGGAATAGAGGGCCATCGCCGCAAATCCCTGCATGACGCCGAAAGCTTTTTGCAGGGCGACAATCAAACCCTTGCCGATTGTCTCTTTTACTTCCTCGATCTGGACCTGAAACTTTTTGATCTGTTTCGCGGCGTTGTCCTGAGAATCGCCGAGCTGGGCAGCCCGAATCGTGGCGTTCGCCATGACGATGTCCAGAAGGTTGACCTCCGTGACGCCGGCGGCGGCCGCCTGATTCAGGATGGTCATCTGTTCCTTGCTGATCATCCCCATCTGCCGGAGGGACCGGGGCATGTTCGTGGAGATGGCCTGGATCATGCCGTCGATAGACGTGGTGACATCCTGCCCGGTCAGGCGGGCGGCGAGGCGGGCCGCCTCGAAAACCTGGGGAATCTTCTCCGGATCGATGTCCGAGGCCATCGCAAAGGCGGCCCTTTGCATCAAGTGGGAGTCGTCAACGAAGCCGGCGGCGGCCTGCTTCATGTCGGCGGTCATCTTGGCTGCGTCCACGCCGATGGACTGGGCCATCGCCCCGAAGGCCTCCTCCGCCCTCAACGCCTCGGCGCCGAGATTTATATATTGCTTCATTGCAACCCAGGCCGCCGATGCAGCCTGAATGATTTGCGTTCCGGCGGCCACGACGGCGATATACTTGGCATGACAATTGGTCAGCCAGCTCATGCCCTGCGCCGTATTTGTGCTCGCATCTTGCAGATTCTTGAGGGCCGGGGCAAATTTTTCCATCTCCGACCTGATTTTGCCAATCTCAGCCGAGGCTTGATCATTTGCTTTTATAGTCAAAGAAACGTCTTGACTTCCCATTTTATCGTCCTATAATTTCAACTATGGAAATAATAATCTGCATATTTGCCGTTGCCTGGTTCATCGATTGGCGCATCGAGCAAACCCGCATCGACAGGGAATGGGAGAAGAGGAGACGGGAAATGAACGCCGCCTGGGAAGCCCTGGATGGGGAAATCCAACGTAACAGAGCATCATAACATCTCATCCCTCGTCGCATTACCCCATCCGATCTTCACATCTTTTCCCGCACATGGCGCACATGTCCGGCTGTCGGCAGGCCTTGAATTCATTCTTCTCTTCCGGTTTGCCAAATAACGCCTCCATCCACCAGCTCCGTTGCCGGAACGTTTCTTTCGCCCAGGCCTGAGCCTCAGCCAGAGTGACGCGCCAGGCGACGGCGTCGCGCCTGGTTATATCTCCGTTCCCGAGGGCGACGCAGAGGGAGACGAACCAGTCTGCATCGCCAGCACCTGCTCCGCGAACCGTTCCATCATCCCCACTACCTTCGCGAAGGCGGAAGAAAGCGGGTTGATGGAAAAAAAATCGTCAACGATCTCCATTGTCTGAGCAAGATCGACGCCCCAGAGCATTTCAGCGGCCAGGGCTTCCAAGTCCTTGTCCTGCGGAGACTTTCCCTGTCCCGTCAGAATGATGGCCAGGGCGATGGGGACCTTGTCGCCCAGGGCCTCCACTATGCCCATCGCCCCCGCGCCGGCGGGAATATTGGTTCCCTTCAACAACTCCTCCAACTGCTTGAGCTGGCCCAATACCTGGGGGCGGTGAACATAGGTCTTGCCGTTAATTTCGTAGGTTTTTTCCTGCATATCGCTCCTTTCTTTCAACCCCATCCCCACCTTGATCCTCCCCTTGAAGGGGAGGAATGATGTCGGGTATCCTCCCCTTGAAGGGGAGGAATTATGAGCCGGCTTACTTAAACGCGATGACAAGTTCGTCGTCGCCGGCGTTGCGGTTGAGCTGGCAATCGACGCCCAGGGACCGGATGCCGCTGTTGTCTGCCGCTTTTACGCCGGTGTACTGTACCTTCGGAGCGGTGATCGTGCAGATGTTTCCCGCCGATCCGGTCAAGGCCAGGGTCAGGTCGCCTTCGCTGCCGCTCCGCCATTTTCCGTAGAAGTCGTAGGTGGCTACCGTGACCATCTCCGGATCGATGGAGAGGGTGGGCTTCCGTCCGGTGATGACGGCGCTCTTGTAGCCGGAGGCGGCATTGACATCGGGCCGCAGGGCGATTTCGTTGTTCATGTTGATTTCCATGCTGCCGACCAGGGCGGCGTAGGAATCGATGGTCATGGTGGCGTTGAGGAAGGCAACCGGTTTCGTGGTCTCGTAGGTGACGCCGGAGGAGAGCATGGCCCCGTCCGTGACGGAGAAGTCGGCCCCGGTGAAGGTGAAGTGGAGCATGGCGTGCTTGCCCTTCTCCAGCTTGAGGGAGCAGTTGCCCCGGGCGCCCCACATCTTGTAGATGACCCCGTCGTTGTACAGGGCGAGCGTCATGGAGGAGATCCCCGTCGAGGCGGGGGCGTAGGTGACGGACACCCCGGCCGAGACGGTCTCGCCGAAGCCGCAGGCCTTCAGCAGCTTGCCCAGGGCCGGGGCCGTGCCGGCCGTGCCCGATCCCTTGACCTCCACGTCGAATTCCATCGTGGCCTTGCGGGCGCCAGGCACCTGGGAGAAGTTGGACAGGGACGCGGAGACGTTGTCCCTGGGATGCATCTCGATCTCGGGCTTGAAGGAGACGTTCATGGCCAGGAAGGCGTCGGCCCCGGCCAGGGTCTCCGCCGAGCCTTCCGTGCCTTCCGCCTTTGCCGCCAGTTGTGCGCGTTTCACGATCATTTTTCAGGTCCTCCTTTTCCTGGGGCCGGCCCGGCCGGTTTCGGGGTCTCGGTCTCCGGCGTCGCCGGGGTCCCGGCCTGTTGAATCAGCTTGATGTACTCCCGCTCCGTCAGCTCCCGGCCGTCCGGGCCGAACCAGCGGGTCGCGCCGGTGTTGCAGTGGTCGTTCATGGGGTCCTCCTTTTTCCGGGCAGGCACGGGGGCCTGCGCCTACCGGTTCTCACGTTCCTCCGCCGTCAGGGCCAGCTCGGCGACGTGGAGGTAATATCCGGAATCCGGGGCGATCTCCCGGATGCCGACATAATCGATCTGGCAGGGTCCGCTGAGGAGGGCGTCGCCGCTCAGGGTTTCCTTGCCGTTGAAGGCCTTGCGGACGGCGTCCACCAGGGCCTGAAAGGTCTTTTCCGATGCCGCCGCGTCGTCCACGGCGTAGAAGCCCTTGATCCGGAAGACGTGGCGCAGGCGGTTGGTGGTGTGATATTCCCACTCCGACTCCGTGGCCTCCCGGGAGACGGTCCAGCCGTTGACCTTGCCGCCCGATGTCATCATGTCCAGCCACTCCGCCGGGGACCGGGAGGAACGCTCGTAGTCGTGGACGGCCCCGATGCCGGAGACGGCGGAGACGATGGCCTTGATTTCCGCAAGGATGTCGGACTGGCTCATCGCGTGCTCCTGCTGAGGCGACAGCGCCAGATGCGGCCGTCGTCAATCTTGCGGGCGTACAGGACCCGCCAGGTTTCCGCGCCGATGGTGACGGCGTCGTTGGCGGCGACCTGGGCCATGCCGTTCGTGGCGTCGGCCAGGATCTCCATGGAGGCCTCCGTGTGCAGGGCGTCCATGCCGGGCAGGCCGCTTTCGTCCGGTACACCATAGTCGATAATGGCCTTGATCGTCTTCCCCGTTCCGCTGACGGGGGTGTAGGTAACTGTGTCGGCAAAGTCGTCCGTATTGAAGAATACCGTATTCAGATCGGCGGCGATTTGGGTTTTCAGGGTCATGACTTTGCGGGTCCTGTCTTTTTATCATACGTCCGCATGGCGCCGTAGCCGAGATAACCGGCCCCGAACAGGGCATATAGATCGGGAGGAATGGCCTTTAACCATGCGCCGAACCCCTGAATGATATTGGTCGATGTCTGGGGACTCACCGCAAATACTATGCCCATCGGAATAGAGGCCAACAGCATAATATAAATCACATACATAAAGGCCGGGCGGGCGCGTGATGTCCAGGGATCGGCAGAGGATGCTTCGGAAATCATCATCTGCAACTTTGCCTTTTCGATTTCCGATTCGAGTTGTTGCGCCACGAGGGTTATCTGTGCTTTCTTCTCGGCGGAAATATCCCCGGTAAAAGCCTCGCGCAAATCTTTTGCCAATGTCCCGGCCCCAGAAAGGATAGAACCGATGTCTATATTGATGTCTGCAAGCCCCATTTATTTCCCCTTGCCTTTCTTCTTGCGTTGCTTCCGCTTCTCTTTCTTTTCCGCCTCTTTGCGGCGGACTGTCCCGGTTTTCATCGTCAGTAAATATCCTTGATCAACATGTCGGGATCGGCGATCCGGGGATCCTGGAGGCGCAGGGTATGCAACATTTCGTGGCCCAGCACATGAGGCGGCAGAATGAGGTTGCCGTTTTTGTCCTGGCGGAGATCACACCAGATCTCCGGCGGCTGCGACGATATGGAGACGCCGGCGCTTGCCGGACCCCAGGAAGGATACCGTGATCGCCATATCTCGTTCCATTGGCGCTGCTTTTCCGCGTCCGATCCGAAGGCCCGGATAATCACACCGCCCAGGTCAACGACAATGCTGGCGCTGGTTTCGTCCAGGGAGGCAAACCATTCCTGGTAACGGTTAAAACACTGGCCGGCTGATTCGCCCCGACTAAATACATCATTGCGTCCGCTCATCTCTAACGCCTCCATTACTCCTACCCATAAAATTCATGGGCGCCGATTTTCTTTATAAAGCGCATGCACATCCACCATTCCGTATGGCTTTTGGCCGCCGTGGTGAGATATTGGCAACAATGCGCAGCGGCCAGTTCGGGATCGCGGGGGATGGTCCCCTCAATGAGCCCGCGCGCGATGTCGGCGCATTCGCGCAAAGGCTGTGATTTCTGGTAAAACAACCCAAAGTCGCCGGCAAGGCGCACAAGCTGCGCTCGGTTCGGATCGCGGGGAAGATAACAGGAAAATTGATAGGGCCACAAACAGACATCCATAATACTCTTCCCGTCCCAATCCCGATGATCGACGCGCTCCAGGATGACCGTTCCGACGCCAATACGCCCGGCCCGGATCTCCCCCCGCGCTTCTGCATATATCGTCAGGCCCATGATCTGATCAGGCTCAAGATTGCCGAAGTCGTCAATGTTGGCATCGTAAAGTATTTTCCGTGCCGGCGTCATTTGCTTTCCCCTCTCTCCGGTTCAGCCGTCCACTGATTGCCGCAGTTGCGGCAAGTATAGTGTTTCCCCGCGCCGCCGATCCAGCCGCCGACGCGATCGCTGCCGCATTTCGGACACCGCGCGCGATCAATCATAACTCGCAACCCACATCCAATAGAGGCACCACGCATAAAAGAGAGCGCCGTATGTGATGATGGCCGGCAGCGGCGTAAAGATCGGCGGTATGGACAATGCTAAATCTTCCACTTGACCCCCAGGGCGACCAGGGCACCGCCGATAGCGCCGCCGAAAAAAGCGCAGGCCCGGTCAAACAATGCCTTGCCCTCCAATACCTCAAGGCGCTGGCTCATGTTTTTCAGGGTGCTGTATATAAGCCAGTCCCGTTGCTCCGGCGTAGCCTTTTCCCAATCCTTCTCCGTCAATATGATATATGGATTTTCAGCCATTTAACCGTCTCCTCTGGCAATCAAGGCCATTACTATTATGCCCAGCAATGCCGTAGGCACGGTCCGCACAGGAAGATTCTCGCGGATCTTTTCATGTTGTGTCCTCCTTAAATGGCTATGGTTTACGGGGGTCGGTTCGTAAACGGACCCCCTCTGCCATCATGTTATTTATCCTGATTCTTACGCATCCTTACAAACCCGGGGCCTCTAAATAAGATCGCGGTTTAGGTGAACACGTACCGGCAAGCGTGCTGCCAGTAACCATAGCCGACGTTGCGGATGGCCTTTATGCCGTAGTGATGCTTGTTTTCGTTGAATTCCAGCTCACTGCCCTCGGCCACGGCCGAAACCGTAATGGGTTCCTCCTCCTGCCGGATGAATGGTTTGGTCTTACTGTCGGCCCGGAATACATAGAAGGTATCCACAGCCGTCAGGCGGGGATTCACCGCCAGGTAAAAACTGAACCCCTCGATGTTCTTGATGACGTTACTCTGGCCGGCGGCGATGTAATCATTCGACATGACCGCGGCGAAAGGGGCCAGGTATACCGTCGGGACCATGATGAGGAATTCGCTCGCGCCCTCATTCATGGGTTCGCCGACATCATCCTTGAATCCAAGCATGGTCCCGACGCAGTCCATGATCGCCGCTTCGGCTTCCGCCGCTGTGGGCTGGGTGCCGGAGGACGCTGCACCGGTCAGATCATTGTCCTGAGTACCGCTGTCGCCCTCGCTATGGCTGCCGCTGAAGAAGGCAGCCCCATCGTAAGCCAGACCGCTGGCACCGGCCACAATCAGGGTGGTAAGCAGCGAAGCCCAGTGGGCGTTGGCCCTGCGCGCCTGTTCGGCCACGCGCAGCATGACCTGGCTCGTCTTGTCGCGGCGGATTTCATCGACCAGGACTTCCATCGTGGATTCGTACGTCTTGTTCACGATGGTAATGCCGTTCTCGCGGAGCCCTTTGGCCTGTCGCCCGCCGATCCACTCCCTCATCGTCGGGGCCGTCCCGAGCCATTTATAGGTCTCGCTCTCTTGATTCGATTTAAACAGCATAGAGATGCGCGAAATCCAGCTCGTCTTGATATCCTCATCCAATTGGTTGTAAAACGCGCCGATAATCGCTCGGCTTCCTAATCCTGATGCTCCCATTTTGAGCCTCCTTTTTAAGTTATTTTCATGTTAATGGGTCTGGCCGGCACCCCGGCCCATGTCTCTCCGGGGGGGATGTCTTTGGTTACGACGCTTCCCGCCCCGATCACGGCGCCATCGCCGATATGTATTCCGCACAGGATCGTCACCGATGCGCCGATTTTCACACCCTTGCCGACCACCGTCTCCTCCCAATCATCCGGCGTGGCCGGGGGGAAAGTATGGGTGAATGTCACACGAGGACCGATCCATGCTTTTTCCTTAATGGTGATCTTGCCCGGGATGAAAGCGAAAGCACCGATCGAAACATCATCGCCGATAATGGCGTCGCCGATGTCACAATACGCCCCGATTTTCACGTTTCGTCCCAAATCTGGTTTGCCGTAAATATTCGACGGTTCCCATGTTCTCATTTCCCCAAGATCCTCTCGTAAATCGCTATCATGGCCTCCGCCATGTCTTTTCTGGACGGAACGTCCTTGACATCGCGGGGCTCGATTTCGCCCTTCAAGATCGCCGCCAATTCCCTGGCCTGGTCCCGCTGATCCCCCTCGTGGAGCCAGTAATGGGCGTATTCATTCCCCGCCCAGGAAATCACCTTTGACCCTGCCGCTCTCGCCTCCAGGCATACCCGGTCAAAGTCGCCATAGCGCACCAGACCGAGATAATAATCCGTGGATTGAAAGGCATTGCGGAGATCAGGCCAGGACAAGGCCCCGCTGCTGATATAGCTCTTGAAGGCGCAGCCGTTGGCGTGCATCCAGGGGAACCACCAGCGGTGCTGATCCCGTGGGATATATGCCAGGTGCAACCTCGCCGCCGGGACCTGGGCAACCACCCAGGGCCACATGATGACGAGATCGAGGGGCCATTTGATGTAATGACAATTCTCCGCACTGAACACGCTTGGCGCGCCGGCATACTTCCCACGGCTCTGCCCATCGCGCCAGAAATCCAGATCGATGCCCATGGGCACCAGGTCCACCTGCTTCGGCTTTTGGCAGAGATCCTGCCAGATCGCCTGAATGCGCGGCCAGAATGTGATGACGGCATCGGCGGCTTTCAGCCAGTACTGGGCGATCATAAAGGGATCGCTCGCCCCATAGCCAATATTCAGACCCGCCTCGACGGAGGATTGAAAGACATGCTCCGGCGTCCCGTGGGTGACATAGACCTTCCGGAATCTTTCCCCGTGGAATTCATCCGGAAGGTGCTGATGGATCACATGAATGTCGGCCTGCCGCGCATCGTCGCCCACCGCCAGGAATGGGCTGAAGACATGGGAATCGAGGCCGAATAGGCGCTCCTGGGCCGCCATGTCCTCTGCCACCCTGCTCATTCCCGACCCGATATGCTCTGTCCAGTGGGCTATACGCACGTTCTCACTCCTTAAATGCTATGCGAAGCCATTCTGGATTCGTGGTTGCTGATCAGCGCGGATTGAGAGGCGTCCTTGCTGTCGCCCGTTGACAGGTTTGCGGAAATGATCGTTGATAGCGAAACTGCCTTACTGTCCCCGGTGCTGAGATTAGCCGATGCGATAAC